GATGTTGTCGACCTCCAGCCGGGCCTGGGGTACCCGGTCTTGCTGATCATCGGGAAGCACCAGGTTGAAGGCGGTTGCGAAATACTCGTCGCCGTCGATCTCGATGTTCTGACTGTCGTTGACGAACCGCGCTGGGATGGACAGGTCAGGATGCGTGATCTCGATTGCGACCAGGAACGGCTCGTCGGCGCTGGTGGCCAGCAGATTGCGGCGGGCGGCAGGGGAATAGCTGCGCGGCATGGCAGATCAAAGAAGACAAAAGCGCAGGGTTTCGTCCACGGGGCGGCCGCTGAGAGCGGATGCGGTCGCTGCGATTTGATCCAGATCCTGCTTCAGCAGATTTGCCCTATCGCGCGCCCAATGCCCTTTCCATTGCCCCGACTTGGCCTCTTCAATGGTGGCGTTCACCGAGACGGCGTGGATTTCCAGCAGCGACCACGCCCTGACCGTCTCATAGACCAATTCTGGCGGGAGCAGGCCAACCTTGTCCGCCACCTTTGGCCACACGGTAGGCGGCGGAACCCTCAGCGAGTCCAGACGAGGCGCGGAGACTATGGATGGATCCGCGTAGAACATGCCAACCCGCATTACCAGCAATTCCAGGTAAACGGACATTTCCGCACCTATGGCCGCCTGGATCGCCTTAGCTTCCGAGTCCATAATCTTTGAGTCCCTTTTCCTGACTAGGTGCGCATTCCACAGAGCACCCAGCAATATCGCCACCAAGCCGATCGCGCTTCCGATCACATTTCCGAACCAAGCTGGCATAGCACCCTCCATCAGATGCCAGCCTTATAGCCTGATTCAGCCCACCGTCTCGATCTGGGCCTGGCCAAGCCACACCTGCCCCGGACTGGACCAAGTTATCTGCCCAGACACAAAGCGCGCCTGTTTGACCTCGCCGTCCAGGTCGCGGAAGTCGAACCACCCCGTACCGCCATTCACCTCGTCGCGCAGCCACGCCTGGAAATCCAGCCGACGGGCCAGCGAATCCACCTTGATGGTGACGCTGCGCGTGACGATTGGGAGGGATCGGCGCGGACGCTGCTTCGCAACGCCGCCGTCCATTTCGGTGCGCAGCACACCGTAGTCGGCCTGTTCGCTGTAGCCGTCCTGGACGATGCCGGCGTAGTCGGGGAAGGTAGCCATCAGGCGGGTTCCTGCAATTGCCGGCGAAACGCCGCGTCTTTGCGGGCACGCCGCATGACGACGTCCACCACGAACTTCTCACCATCGAAGCGTGCGCCCTGCTGCTGCGCCTCCACCCGGTCACCGGTTTGGTTGATCACGTTGACCTCCACCCGCGGAGCGGCCGGGCCGGCGCTTGTGGTGCCGGCCGTCACAGGCGTCACGTACCCGCCGTCGGCACCGGACATCAGATAAGTGCGGCCGCCGGTCGTGAATAGCTCCGGACCCTGTTCATTGACCTGATAGAAGCTGCCGGGACGCGCGGGACCGCCCGAAGCCAGGTCGCCAGTGACATCCACAGTGGGGATGTATCCGCCCACTGCCTCCTGGGGCGCCGAGAAGCCGCCATTACCACCCCACATCCCACCCAGCGCCTGTCCGAGGGCGCTGGCCAACGGACCGGTGATGCTCTGCCGGATGGCAATGCGAGCCAGGTCGGCAACGATGCTGTCAACAAGGTCAGAGAACTCCAGCTTGCCTGTGGTCACGAACGACACCAAGGCGTCCTCGGCGCCGCTGAAGGCATCGTAGAAGGCGCTGCGCGTGGCCTCCGCAACGTTGCTGGCTTCGTCGGCATAGTCCGCAAAGCCGCCGGCTGCGCCAAGCTGCCAATCGGACTCCATCGTGCGCAGACGTTCGAAGTAGTCGGCTTGCAGGGCCAGCCTGTCGTCCAGGCTCTGACGCAGCACGCGCAGGCGGTCGGCATAGCCCTGGGGCGTCAGCTCGCCCGCGGCCTGCTGCTCGGCGGCGCGCTGGGTCTGCCGCTGAAAGTCCCGGTAGAGCTCGCGCTGCGCCTCCATCTGCTCTCGCAAGCGTGGGCCGGCGGCGAACGTCTCCAGCATTCCGGAGTAGCGCTCCTGGTCAGCCGCCAGCGTCTCCAGCGCAGACCGCTCGGCTACGCGCAGCTGTACGGCCTCCTTCTGCAGCACGATCTGATCCGACAGCTCGGCATTCAGTTCCAGCTGCGACCGCAGGGATGCTTCGTTCGCCAGCAGACTCTTTTCGTCTGCCGTCAGTTGATCTTTGGCCTTGATGTCGGCGATGCGTTGCTCGAACTGCACCAGATCCTGACGCGCGGACGTGATCTTGACCGCGCTGTCGAGCTGAGCCCGAAGGCTGGCCTCTTGCTCCCGGGCCTGCTGGATCATGCGCGCCGCGGCGCTCAGCCCCCTGTTGCCACCTCGCTCCTTGAACTGCTCGCGCAGTGCTGCCTCGTCCGCCGCGATCTTCTTGGGATCCAGGAACGCGCTATTGGGGTCCGCCCGGCGGATGGCCTCGATGTTGTCCCGGTACTCCTTCAGGGCCTTGTTAAGCTTGGCCTGCTGGCTGGCCGAACTCTCCCTGGCCTTTTCGATCTCCTGCTGTGCCTCGACCGCGGCGCGCTGTATCTCGCCTTGCTGGCGTTCGTTAGCGGCCAGGCGTTGCTGCATCCGCACCCGCTCGCGTATCTCCTCGACGATAGCGCGCTGCTCCTGGACTTGCCGCACCCGGTTCGCTGCGCCGCGTTCGTAGGCTGCATCCTGCAACTGCGTCAGCCGGTCCTCGGCCTTGGCCAGTTCCCCCTCCAGGCCAGTATCACGCCCCAGGCTGGCCAGCTCGCTACCTGCTCGGCGCACGGCGCGCCAAACCGCATCCCAGGCCCGCTCGATGTACCCCGCGCGCCCTACAATGATGTCCGCACTGCGCTCGGTGGCGGACGAATAGGCCAGCAACGCCACACGCGCCGCTTCCTGCTTATCGCCCTGACGCTCCAAGGCGCGAATCTGCTCGTACTGGCCAGCCGCCAGGAAATTCTGCTGGCGGTTGAGTTCGGCGATGGCTTTGGCGGGCTCCTCCGCGATCTTGCGGTAAGCCTTGACCGTCTCCTCGACGCTGCGGCCGGTGGCCTCCTCCATCTTCAGCGCCGCGGTGGCGAGACGCTCGATGACGTCGCCGGAGAATTCCCCGGCTTCCACGAGCTGGGCCAGGGCGTCAGCAGCCCGCCCGGTCGTGCCGACCACCTCACCAATGGCCTGTGCCATCACGCCGAGTTGCCCAGACGTCACGCCTGCTGCGTTGCCGGTGAGCGTGATAGCGTCTCGGAACCGGTCGGTCTCCTCCGATCCCCGGTAATAGGCGAATCCCAACGCCCCTACGGCCGCGGCTACGGCGCTGATGGGCGTGATCAGCCCGGCGACATAGCCGACCACGGCGCGGATGGCGGGGCCGATGCCGCCGAACATGTCCTTGAGCTGACCGCCCTGCTGCGCCAGAACCATGAACGGAGACTGGCCAGTCGCCAAGCCTACCGAGATATCGGTGATCTGCGCCGGCAGCATGCGCATGGCGTTGTTGAGCTGCCCCGCGGTCAGTCCAGCTGCTGCCGCAGAGGTGCCCAGAGCCTTAGCGGCAGCCGCGCTCGTCTGCACCGCCGCAGCCGACGCCGTGCTGCTCGTGGCGAGCTGCTTCTGCTGTTGCGCGAGCGCGCCGGTTGCCGCCGCAACCTGTTGTACCTCGCGGGATGCGCCGGCGAGCGACCCGCCCTGTGCGGAGTAGGTGACCGCAGCTTTGTTCAGCGCCTCAATTGACGCGCGCGCCATCGTCGCGCTCTGTGCCATCGTCGACATTCCAGCCGACCAGCGGCCAGATGCGTCGGACCTCATCTCCACATTGAGCTTCTTGACGGTTTCCGCCATGGCGGACTGGCCGCTCGAGGCCGACTGCGCGGCCTTCCCCAGGGAGGAGGCAGCCGTCGTCGCCGCGGCGGAAGCGGCGGCGACGGCCTCGGTGGCCTTCTCCGCCTTGCTGCTGGACGCGGCGAGTTTATCGAGGTCTGTGGAAGCGGTTTTCGCCTGCGTACTGTCGATCCGCAGTACGAGGGAGGCGACTTCATCAGCCATGTGGCACCGTTTCAGCCCGTGGGGCTATTTCCTGTTCATCATCGTGAGCGCGGCGCCTTCCATGACGCGCACAGCGTCGAAGACGTCGATCTCATCGGCGGGCGGCACCCGCAGAATGCGCATCACGCTGGCCAGCGCCCCATAATCCAGCCCGGTGGGCCCGGCGAAGCCGGTGCGCCACTGCGTGCCCATAGCAGCGAACACGCCCACGGCGAGCTCATTGTCGGGCCATACCTCAATCACCGCGGCCGGGAAGTCCTCGGGCCGGATGCCGAACTCGGCCATCGTGGCCTTGTCCGGCGGGGCCTGGTAGAGGGCTTCGGCCGCGGCGATCAGTTTTTTCGGCGGGCCTGGGTCAGTTCCAGCACATAGGTGTTCACCAGCGCGGACATGGCGCCCTGGTAGTTCTCCACCAGCAGCCGCACCGCTTCCTCGCTGAATGGCACGTCGGGCCCTTCCCAGGACTCGATCATTTCCTGGGCGAGCGGCCAGTCGTCGGCCGGCTGGGCCTTGGTGGACCGTTTCAGGAAGTCGTCCAGCCCTTCCCTGGTCTTGTGCTTGAACGTAACCCGGATCTTGGCTGGCTCCTGACCGTGCCGGGGAATGTCCACCGGCACGGTGAAGGTGGGCGCAGGTTGGAGGCGGAACGTCACCTTGTCCATACCCACTCCCTTACGGAACCAGCGGCGCGTAGCGCGTGAACTCGGACGTCATGGAGAACGTGGCGGTGTTCTGCATGTTCTGGTCGAGCGTCATGGAGGGGTCGCCGTCGAAGGACGGGTAGACCAGGTAGTACAGCTCGTCCAGATTGGGCAGCACGGCACGCAGCACCACCGGATCCTTGACGGCGTCGGCCTCGACCAGGGCGGCATACCAGGCCAGGGCCGGGTCGTAGTCCAGGGTCAAGGTGATGACCTTGGCGTTCTTGAAGGTGGGACGCTGGCGCTGGCGGCTCGAGCGGTCCTCGACGTAGCGCCACTGGTAGAACTGCTGCTCACCCCCGGTCTTTTCTACGCCAGTGACCTGGGAAAGCGTCACCCATGTGGAGACGGGAAGCACGGAGCCAGCGCCCTGGCCAGCAGGGAACCGGACCAGGCTGCTGGTGTCGATGCCTTCCAGTTCGAAGCTGCCGCTGTCGGCGTTGGCGGCACGCACCACGCGCTCGTTGAGTTCGGTCCAGCCCGAGCGCACCAGCAGAATGTCGCCATCGTCGGGGGGCGATGCCGCGGTGGCGACGGCTGGGTTGGCATTGCTGATGGCCGATATGGCCAGGGCCGCCCCGAGGGCGGTGGACACCGAGAACACGGTACCGTTCGGAAAAATGGCGCTGATGATAGTTCCTTAGGAGGCCAACGGCCTCTCATCTAAGCCCAGAGGGCAATAAAAAACCGCCATTGCGGCGGGTTCCGGTTGCGCCCTTTCGGGCCGTCGGCTTTCGCCGAAGTGGTCACAGCGAGCAGCCTTGATGCAGCGCGCGCTTCTTGGTGAGGTACGCGGCATGCGCGACCGCAGGATCGTCGAACAGGCCCACCTCGTGCGCCTTGCCATTCAGCTGTACGCGGCTGCGCCACCTCTTCGCGCCACGCTCCCAATACACGCCCAGGTAACCCGACTTGTTGTCGGCCTGCGGTTTGCGCCTGTTCTGTAGGTTGATGCTCTGGGGGACGTCCCGTAGATTTGCCAGCCGGTTGTCGGAGCGGTCGCCGTTCACGTGGTCGATGTGATGCTCCGGCCAAGTGCCGTGCACATACAGCCATGCAAGGCGATGGGCCAGATGGCGCTCTCCATCGATCCCGACGCGCTGATATCCATT